TAGTGGTCAGTACGTTCAATACGGCCATGAAACTGGAGATGTAGTCATTAAACCAACCGATGTAGTAGAGTTTGATTTCAGAAAGAAACAATTAACAATTAACGGAACGGTTAAATATGTAAATTTAAGCAGTTCTTGGTTTGAATTGAAAGTAGGTCAGACAGAGATTGGCATTTTAACAGAGCCGAATACAGACATTCGACTAAACGCGACATTTAAGGAGGCGTGGCAATGATTACTGTTACCGATAGACAATACAATAAGATTTGCCAGCTCCACTTCGGCTCAATTGGAGAGTTAATCGCATACGATGACTTATTTGAACAAGACTTGGATACTGGAATTGGAATTTACGAGTTTAAGGTAGATAAGACTCACGAATCTATTAAAAATGTTTCTATTGGTTGTTATTTATTTGTGGTAGATGGAGATTTAACTCGATGTTTCGAGATTACTCGAATCGAGGAAGATCATAACACTAAGACAATTACTGCTGAAGATGCTGGTTTAGATTTGTTAGGCGAAACAGTTCTCCCGTTTAAATCCGAGGAAAGTCAAAGTTTAGCTTACTATGTTTCAAAGTTTATTTTTGATTCTGGATGGGAACTGGGAGTAAATGAAGTATCAGATTTAAAAAGAAAATTAGAGTTCGAACAGTATGATACAACGACTAAAAGATTAAGAGATTTAGCTAAACAATTCGATGCAGAAATCATATATAGCGTTGAAATGTTGCATGACAAGCCACATCGAAAATTAATTAATTTTTACAAGAAATACAATTCGAATAAAATTATTCGATTAGAGTATGGAAAAAATATAAAAAACATTAAAAAGACATCAAATATTGAAAATTTAGCTACAGCTCTAAGAGTAGTTGGAGCAGAAGGATTAACCTTAGAGGGTTATGAGTATCACAACGATAGATTTAAGCTAGGCTCAGACGGAACGATATATGACACGGTGGAAAATGAACGATGGAAAAGAAACAATGCTGCATCTGGAGGTTATATCGTTGCTAATTATGAGAGCACTGCAAAAACTAAAGAACGATTATTAGAAGAAGGTATTAAGCAATTAAAGAAAAGAGCTTATCCGGAAGTTAATTATGATATCGATTTAGATTTACTTGATTCCAATATATTCATTGGTCAGTTAGCAGAAATGATTGATAGCGAATTTATGCCACCTATAGCATTTTCAGCTCGAATTGTATCTATCAAGCGCTCGTTTTCAGATAAAAAAATTGGAAGTGTAAGAATTTCAAACGTAGAGAGTTCAGAAGTATTAATGAATGAGAAGTTACAACGTCTTAGTCAATTAGTTAAAGAACGTGTATTTGATTCTACGACAGTTCCATTCGAATTAGACATTAAATCAACTTCTGGAACAGTATTTCAAAACAGTAATATTGAAACTAAATTAATCGCTACTGTATCTAAGCTTGGAACAAATATGACGAATAGATTTAATTATCGTTGGATTCGTGAAAGTAAATACGGAACAGAAGATAATACATGGAATAGCCATCATGAATCTAGTTCAAACGAATTAACTATTGGAGTTAATGACTTGGATAGAGAAGCTAATTTTATATGTGAAGCTCTAGAAAATAACAATGTTATTGCTAGAAATTCAATCGTTATTAAAGACTTCATCGTTAATAAGTCTATAGGGCCAACTCCTCCAACCAATCCAAGCGTTGGAGATTTGTGGACTGATACGAGCACGCCTGATAAGGATGTGCCAAAGATTTACACAAATGGCAAATGGGAACCTGTATTAAAGAAAGACGACAAAGAACTGGAACGTCTTCAAAAAGAATTCGAAGAGCGTAACAGGGAACATGCTAATCAGTTTGCTGAGGTTATGGAGATTATCAACAAATCTCAAGTCACAGAAGACACATTCCGAGATTTGACTGGAAAATTCAGCAACCTGGAAGAGTCCTATAAGAGAATTCAAGAGACTGCAGAAGAAATTCGAGGCCTAGGACAGCGAACAAGAGCAGTAGAGCTTAACATGGAGCAATCAAGTGTTCTATTAAATGCTATCTCAACATATTTCAACGTTGACGAAGATGGATTGCTTATTGGGAAAAATGGTGAAAAGCTGCAAACGCGTTACACCAATGAACGAATGGAATTTATTGATTCTGGGCGTGTAGTAGCTTATATCTCAGGCCAACAATTAAATATTGTAAGTGCCACATTCTGGAATTCTGTTACTATTGCCAATCATATATTTGAGCGATACAACAATGAGTTCACGATTATATCTTACGTAGGAGGTGCGGTAAATGGTTAAGATATCTAAAACAACATCTAGCGGATATGTAAGGCTAGTTCTTGAAGTTAACGAGACAAGCACAGATATCACAACTAACACCTCTACAATATCGTGGCAGTTATGGCTTGAAAGAGCAAATGCTTGGGTATTTGATATGAACAACGAATCTCTGGCAGAAGTTGAAATTAACGGACAGTATGTATTAAGTAAATATGTTAGTTTTGATTTGAGAAATAGAGATTGGGTTACATTTGGAAGTGGCACCATGACGATTCCGCACAATGAAGATGGAACTAAAAGTATAACTATTTGGGCGCGATTGACAAATGTTGCAGACCAAGGAAACATTAACTGGTTTAGTGGAACGGTCAACTTAGCAAACATTCCAAGATCAAGTGGAATCAAATCTGTAACTGAAACTGAATTGGGTCAACCAATCACAATCATCATCGATAAGAAAGTTGATGAGTTCAGACATCAAGTAAGTTGGAGTGTTAACGGGAGCGACTTAGTAGATTTAGGAAGTGGTCACGATACAAGCGTGCAGTTCACGGTCCCAATCGATTACGCGAACCGAATCACCAATAGTGATACTGGAGCATTAGACGTTCGTGTACGGACGTATAGAGGTAATGAGCAAATCGGAAACGATGTCTACAAACGAGGCATTCCAATCAAGGTTCCTTCTTCTATTATTCCAACGCTTGAAGATGTGTCAGTTTCTGAAAGAACAGCTAAATTAGCAGAATTCATCCCTGTAGGAAACTTCATTAAAGACAAATCGGTGATGAGGGTTGAAACGAACGGTGCAACAGGTTCTTACGGGTCAACTATCATATCTACTGAATTGACTGTGGACAATTTAGTGGTGAGAGCGACTAGTGGTGACTTTCCTGCAAACAAGGAAGGTAATTTAGAAGTTACTGCTAAGGTTACTGACTCGAGGGGCAGAACAGCTACTAAATCGAAGACGATAAAAGTTTGGGATTATTACGCTCCTAAGATTATCGCATTTCTTGCTAACAGAACAGGTAACGGAACTAATAAAACCATCATTGCCACGGTTGCTGCAAACGTGAGTCCATTAGTAATTGATGGAGTGAATAGGAATCCGTATACTCTTAAAATTCAGTATTCAGCTAAGAAGACAAACAGATGGATTGATGCCGTAAATCTCACGAATGAGAGTACAGAGAAAATCAATCGTCAAATCGACTGTGGTGCATTTTACGAACTTTCAAAAGCGTACAATGTTCGGTTAGTGATTCAAGATAAACTGAGTGATTTAGTAGACTCTGTGCTTCTTGTTCGCTCATCCAGAGTTCTTTGGGCATGGGGAGACAATCGTGCTGCGGTAGGTGGATTCCCAGAGTTAGAGGGACACTTCGAGTCATTCCTTCCTGTTGCATTCCATAGCAACTTAAATGTTGAAGATGGCATTATGTCGCGAGGAAAACCAATCCAGGAATTTGCTTTGACATCCCGTGAAGGCAAGTCATTAAAATTTAATGGTGATCTAAACAATTTGAGGACAGCTGGAAGCTATCACGCCTTTGGAGTGCAACATAACCCAGCCGGAACTAATAATTACGGATATGTGAATGTAATAACTCACAACACAGATTCTAATTATTGTGTTCAACAATATATTCCGTTCAATTCAACTACAACACATATTAGAGTCTTAGAAAATGGAAGATGGGCAGAATGGAATAACGTATGGTTGAATGCAACGTACTTAAACGGTTGGAGCAATTATGGAAACGATTATCCGCCAGTTCAATACAAAATCACTAATACTGGTTCAGTTGAATTGAGAGGTAGTTGCAAAGGTGGAGATGCAACGCCATGGAAACATGTGGTGAAAATTCCTATAAGAATAGAAAACCAAATTTTTCTTAAAGGAATCACGAAAGGCTACAATCCATGTATGTTAGCTGCGTATGGAGACGGAAACGGAAATACAATCATAGTATCGTTAAAAGATATAAACAGCGATTGGCTATGTTTTGACGGTATAGTAATCAACAAATAGAGGTGAAAAAATATGGAATTAGATACTATTAAAACTAGAATTACATCACTAGAAGCAAAAGTGAAAACTAAACAAGAAGAAATCAACCGACTCAACGAAGAAAAGGCTCAATTCGAGCAAAAAGCTCAGAGTTTAAACGATGAGATTCAACGTTTAGAGCAAGATAACTCAAATAAACGTGAAGAAATCAAGAAATACAAAACTGTAGTAGAAATCATGGAGTTGTAATAGATGATAAATTTTGATGTAGAATTTAACGTATTATCCACGCATTTACAAGGACTGATGCGTAGTCCGTATATTCAAATTCTTTTTTGGTTAATTTGCTTTGATGTAGTTTCCGGATACATCAAGGCTTTTAAATTGAAACGATTTGATAGTAAGACAAGCACGAATGGACTATTAAGACATGCGTTGGTATGTGCTGTAGTTATTGTGACTGCTATGTATGCGAGAGCATTAGGACATCGTGAAATCGGTGTAACTACATGCTTATTTTTTATCTTCAGTTATGCAGTATCACTCGCTGAGAATTGGGAGGCGTTAGGATTGCCATTCCCAGAAGCACTTAAGCCGTATCTAAAAACGATGCGACAACAACAGGAAAACAAAATCAAAAAAATAACAAATAAGAAAGAGGATGAATAATAATGGAACAATTACAAGTAACAATCATCAATGGGATCGTGAGCGTATTAGTAGTATTAGTAGGTTTAGCATTTACTGGGTTGAAAGGATTCATCGAAACGAAAGCTGCTGAATTAAAAGCCAAAACGGATGCTAAGAACTATGAATTAGCCAAGTCTATTGCGAGCACGGTAGTTGGTGCAACTGAACAGATTTTTAAAGATGTATCCAATGCAAGTGCAGATAAGTTCGAACAAGCTAGCAAAGCGTTAACGGACGAGTTAGCTAAAAACGGCATCGTATTAGATGAGGAAAGCAAACGAGTACTCATTGAATCTGTCGTTAATGGATTCAACGAATTGAAGAAAATTGAAGGATAAGAACACGAATCCATAGAGGGCTCATTGCGAGTCCTCTTTTTATTTGTAGGAAGGAGGAACGTATGGAAAAAGTAATAGAAAAACATTTAAGTATTACTTCAACCAATCGAGGCATTGAGAGATTAGATCATGAAATTTACAGTCATGACAAAGGAACAGCGGTGTTCAAATTCACCACTGACGAATTAACAGCTTCAAAAGTACTATGCTTGTTCTATTTCAAGCACACAAAACGATACAAAACAATTGAGGCTGCAATCTCAGGAAATACAATCACAATCCCATTCGATAGTTCACTAATCACTACCGATGAGCCTATTGTGGGCTATATCTATTTCGAGAAGGTAGAGCAATCTACTGACGTTTACGCATTCGCATTTAATGTGTGGGTTAGTGCTATCGATAAAGCCAAAAAAGCACCGTTAGTCGAACAGGTATCGGGGCGCATCGTGGATGTTGAAAACATCGTTACTAAGCAAGAACTAGATGCACTATTTGCAAAAATTAAAGAGCAAGGTGGAACTTACGATGATAGCAATCTACGTACTGAAATTGGGCGTATTTCAAATGAAATTGAGACTTTAAAGACAAAGACGGATAAAGACACTATATATGACGATAGTGCCTTAAAACAACGTATATCAGCGCTAGAATCAAAACCAAATATCGACACAAGTAACTTTGCAACTAAGGATGAATTGAGAAACATCTCGTTAACGCCTGGACCAAAAGGTGATAAAGGGGAAACTGGTGAGCGTGGACCTAAAGGAGATGCTGGAGAACGAGGCCCTCAAGGGGATACTGGACCTAAAGGAGCAGACGGACTGCAAGGACCTGCCGGACCTATCGGGCCTCAAGGTTTGCAAGGTATCCAAGGTGAACGAGGGCAAGACGGGCAGCCTGGGCTAAGAGGAGAACAAGGGCCAATCGGACAAACTGGACCCCAAGGGCCTATTGGTTTAACTGGTCCAAAAG